TGTTCTAAAATATTTTTCTGTATCGCTGCCATAACTGCAGGATTATTTCTAACAATGTTAGTCGACATAAAATTTAAGTGAGCCGTAATGTGTGCTCTGTGGTCTTGACCAGGAAAAGCTTGGAAGGGTTTACCTGCTAATGCATTTATGTGCTCCATACTTGGGTCCATTGGTGCGGTTGGCGCTGGTGGTGGTAAAACTGCATCTACATTTTTAACACCGATTGCTTCATACATATTTCTATATACCTGATACAAGTTATGTATCTGAGGATTAGATGTTGCAAGTTGTAATTGTGTTTGTGCTAGAGTCACTCTTTGTGACATAGAAAATATATTTGGATCTGCAACTGGTATAACATCTATTCTATCATCAAAGTCAGCTTGTTTCACGTTTCTTGCACCACCGACAACATCGTATGGGTATTCTGGTGGTAGATATTGTGACACGACTTTTGATAATAGTTTAAATTCTTTTTTCATTGCTGCATAACATCTTTTGTGTATTGCAGACATAACACGAGAGCCACGTTCTAATAATGCAATCGTTGTTCCAACTGCAGCTTGTTGATTACTATCTCCTACTTGCATGTCAGCAATCGCTGCAAATCTTTGACCTGCTTGTACGACGATGCCTAATAAATTTAATAATGTTTGAGAAGGTTCCTTATATGGTAGAGGGAAGAACGCATCACGTAAATTACCACCGGGTGCATCTACATCTTTAAATTCACCTGGTTGTATTGGTGCTGCTTCGTCTCTAACTCTTACACCTCTTTGTTTAAATCCTGCCGGTAGGTTTGATAATGTACCTGCGTCTAATAATTGACGGAGAGCCGCCGTTGCCGTACGACTCAATCCGCCAATCATGTGAATGAGTCCAAAGCCATAAAATCCTAGTCCTGGCAG